GTAGAATTGCGTGCTAAAAAAACGCCTTGTGAGCGTGAGCCTTTAGCGCTATTACAAGGCTTACAACACGCGACCATATTATCTAGACTAATAGGGTCACCGCCTGACTTGATACTTTGTATGTGGTCCACCGTCATATCGTTACCGCTATAACCGCAATACGTACAGGTGTAGCCATCTCGAGCTAATACTCGTAGTCTCTGTTGCTTATATGCTCGGCTTACGCGTGGATCGTGCTTACCTTGCACCATTAGTAAAAGCCTCGCTTATTATGGTAGTCCAAGGCTCGACACGGGCTTGAGTGTTTATGAGCTATGTATTTTAGCCCTAAGTCTATTTGCTTAAACGGGTCTAACTCTCTCATCTTAAGTAGCTGGGGTATGCCATAGGCAGAGCTATTAGGATTATTGGCTCTAGGGTCCCAGCGGCTTTCCCTATTCCATAGCACCTCTAGGCATCTATATTGCTTTGCATTGAGTAGCTTTATATGCGCGTAGAGTTTGTAGTTTTCTTTATCTCTTTGTGTGTTTATAGCTTGTGATGCAGGCATATTGCCAAATAGCAATAGACCGGCCAATAGCACCGTACTACGCCTGCGAGCTATCCGCGGTAGCGGCTCGCCTGCGAGTATGGAGCGTATACCTATAGTCAAATATGAGTCAATCTTGAGCGTACTCTTGAGCGTGTCCCACAGGTTATTAACCCTTGTGGATAACTTATGTGGATAACTACGATAAGACATTTAATAACTCCTTACTTAATTCATAGGGCACCATTGACCTAGTTTTAGCACCTTTTAATCCTTGAGTACCTGTACGCGATCCTCTTGGAGCTGCCTCATGGCATGAGTCTCCATTTCTACAAGCTGAGCGAGCTATCCAATTAGGCACATCGCCCCATAAATCGGTTGGCTTCATACGTGTATCACCATAGGCACAATATGTAATTTGTCTATGAGTTAAGCCCAACATAATCGCCTGTTTACGTAGCATCCCTCGAGGGTTTTCCATGAGCCAAGCATGAGGATTTAACTCTTTTATTAGATTAAGCGTAAACTCGACTAGCTTTATGCTCTCCATAGCTTGAGTAGTTTTAGGCTCTTTATCTTTGGTCCAATGACGGCCAATAGAGGCCACGCTAAAGCTAGTACAAGGAGGCGAAGCCCAAATAAAGTGAGGACGGCCATACTTGTTTATTAATATGTCGGCGGTAAGAGTTAAGATATCTCGCTCATCTGCCTCGAAATACTCATCTAGCTCTATTTTAATTACGGTGTGCCCTGCATCCTTAAAGGCCTGCGTACTTGAGCCCGTACCTGAGTAGAAATCGTAAATTATCAATCTTTAAGCCTGCGCATCGGATAGCTCCTTTAATTTAGGGTAGGGCTCTTGCTCCCATATAGGTACCAGCTTTTTATCTAATAAATAAACGTATCTATGCTTACGCGAGCGCGGCTCCCAATGACCCTCGAAACCCTTGCTCTTACCTCTACTTAGCTTTGTACCATCGGCAAAGTAAAAGTCGTTTTTCTGAGGCGTAAGCCCGTAGTAGCCAAAATTGCAGGCTTGATAAACCGCGCCTACGTGCCTAGAGCTATCGGCGTAACTAATAACGGCCCTTATGCCACGTTGCTTTAACATTCTTAAGCTACGACCTACGAGCATAGATCCGTAGTTTTTACCGTTAAGCTCAGGCTCTAAAACTAATCGGCTCATCTCTAGTAACTCGGGATAGTTGCCACGAGGTAAACCAAACGCACTAGTAGCCGAGTTAGGCACACTTAACGGCGAGTAGACCACCGCCCCGATTACTTGTATATCCTCAATTAGACCGAAAGCGTGCTGGCCTATAAAGCGTTTAGGCCCTAGGTAGTGAAAAGCGTTTACAAGCTCGTAAGCATGGTTATAGCTAATCGGCTCTACCCTAAGCATCTTTAAGATCCTCAAGCATTACTATGCCCATAACACCGCATTTAATACATTGAAGCGATTTAACATAAGGCGGTAGGTTATCGGTTACTACGCGCTCTATATGCTCTGTAACCTTGCCGCATAGACGGCACTTAGTTTTATAGCCCATAGTTAGACCTCTTTAGGTATTGCATCTCAAAGAGATTAGAGCGAGGCACCCAATAATTATTTTGGTACGGGTGCTTATACTTAGCTTGCTTAGCCATATGTACGGGCATCCATCCCATGAGGATATAAACAGGGCTTAAACCTGTAACTAATATAGCTACATCGTTAGGCCTGCCTGCGCCTCTATTTTGTAGGATTAAATGGCCGTTAGCGTGCTTGGTCCATTTAACCTCAATATTCTCGCCCACGTCGGCCGTATCGTGCGCGTTATCTACCTGCGGCATGTAGGCATAGTCGCCAAAAAAGTTAGCTACGGCCATCTCTGCACCGCAGCCCTCGGCCTCTTGCCATACCAGCTCGTGCCAGTTGCTATAGCTCTGCCCAAAATTACTAGCATCTTTAGGATCTGCGTTACGTATTACCGTGCGCTCTAGTCCTACACGATGCGCCGTAATCTCCTGCGACCTATCAAGAATTACCTTAGCTACGCGCGACATTGTGCGCATAACCATATAACTATCTCGCCGCCTACATCGCGGTAAGAAAAGCCTCCTAGTGCGGTATGCCATTGATTACATTGGTCGCATTGTTTGGCAGCTATAACGGTAGTGTCGCCGTTATCGTGGATAGTTGTAGCGAGGCCGTCTTTAATAAAGGTTATCTCGCCCATAGTAAAACTCCCATTAAAATAAATAAGCAAATCTCAAACATAATTAATACTTTTATTAATCTTTTTTTTGTCATACTTGAGGTTTCCATTTTCCATCGCTACCGAGTACGTGCCAGTACGGATTGCATTGATTAGCTCGTACTCGCTCGGTGCATTTGTACGCGGCCCACGGCTTGCCCGTAGCCTTAGCCTTCCCCTCCGCCCAGACCATGGTGCCATGAGAGCATCTAGGCCCTTCAGGGACTAGCTCGCCTCCGAGCTGCGTGCCGATTTCTAGCAAAGAGCTTGCCATCGTAGCCATATCCTCGATAGAGGCTTTAGTGCTCCAAGGGTCGGAGTCTGCGGGTAGTGTGTCTACTTTCTGCATGTCCTGAGCCGTAGGCCTTGCGTTGTGCTCAAGGCTTGGAGTAAGTAAACCGATCACCCGGCCGTAAGCGCTGGTAATTGTGTCCTCAATAAACCATTTTTTCATATTGTTTGGATAGGTAGAAACGTTACCAAACGCATAATCTACGGCGCTCGGGACCATGTCCTCATATTCGCGATAAGCCTCGGCTTTAACTAGGATAGTGCCCTTAATTACGTCAATATCCTCGATGTAGGCCACGAGTCGGCCCGATGGAAACTCGGATCTAAAACGTTTAATACGAGCGTTTACGTCCTCGTATCCTGCAAGAAAACTACTCATCGCTTAGCCTCGGCCTCTTTTAGCGCCTTAGCAATATTGCGGCCACGTAAAAAACCCTCGCCTAGCCCTACCTTGTACCCCATTTCATAAGCTGCATAAATAAACAAGCCCATAAATAAGACAACCATACCTACTACGATTAAATCTAAACTATTCATTATCTGCCCTTTGTTAAGGCCGATTAAGCTACTAAACCGAGTAGCCCTCTCAGCGTTTGTAGTATCAGTATGGAGGCATTTTGTCCGAAAGCAAAGCCTATACGTGTTTGGCGTGTCGCTACTTAGCGAGCCTATCCTCTAGCAAAATCTCGTAGATACGGTCCACCCGAGCCTCGATACGCTCAACACGACCAGCCAAATTATGTCCGCCGTTATTATCGTGCTTGAGCTCTGATAAATAATACTTAACAAAATGGCGGATGAGCCCAGCCCCTAACCCCAAAATAGTAAACGCGCCTAGCGAAATACCAATTAGGAGCTGAGCTCTTTCCATTACTTAGACTTAACGCCGTAAGCGCCCTCATTAGGCGCAATAGCCTTAAGTAATGGCCCTATTAGTCCCGCAATAAACGCGTTAGCTAATACTTTTGGATCAGTAATACCCGATAGGTACAAAGCTCCTACGCAGCTGATAGCCGCGCGGAGATAGGACTTACCAGCTTCGATAGCTTGCTTTTTCATTGTGCTCTCCTGTAATGCCCTTTAGGATTTGTCTTACTGTAAACCTAAACTTGAGATTAACGCTTTAGCCTTGGCCGCTGATATCTCAACCTCAAAGTGCATATCGTCCGGCCTCGTCTTAAAATCGCCGCCCCACTTGAGCCCGTACTTTTTAGCAAGCGCACGTATCATCGGGACTTTCTCAGCGGGAAAAGTGTCGTACTTACCCAGCGGATGCCGGGAAGCGTTTAGATCTATCGCCGTACCGGAAGAGTGACATGAAAGCTTTGTAGGGTTACCTCTGACCATCCGATAGGCATAACCCCAATCGTCAAAAGTGCCCTCATTGATTGGCTCGATGAGCTCGTGAAACTCCGCAGCAAAGGCGGCCAAGAGGGGCCCAACACTCTCGGCGCACCTTAGCTTACGATCCGTACCCTTTACAGGGTAGGACTTTATTTTTATCTCTGCCGGATCTTTAGAAGCCGGGTAGCCGTTATAGCTTGTTTGCATTAAAGCCCTAATGCTGCTTTAAGGTCAGCAACCGATAAACCAACGCTTGCTAATTTTTCAGTTACGGTTGGCTCACTTGGTACGGCTGGATTATGAGCAGCAAAAGCATCTAGCAATTCTTTCTCAGTTGCATCTCCTGAAAGATAATACTGGTTATCTCGCATAAAATAATTAAAGCCAGTTTCTTTTAAGAAAATTATACTGTCTGCGTATTTTGTTGGTTTTTCTATTTTGATTTCCATTTATGCTCCTAAGTAAGACACGCTGAGTACGGTAACAGTTCCATTACCTGCGGTGTTACCGTATAAATTAAGATTTCCACCTGATCCTTGGTACACCATCATTTCTATGTAATCATTAACGGCTAAACTAAGAACGACCGACATGGTTTGAGTTTGCGTTCCACTTGAGGCAGGAGTCATATCCCAAATCCCATAATAACCACCGTTTTTGTATAGACCGATTGAGCGTTGAGTTGATGAGCCTGTTTGCCATAAAATGCTTCCGTTAATAAGCCATTTACCTGCGTATCCTGTGGGAATTGTCATACGGGTATTGTTAGTCACCGTGCTATGGATAGAATTAGTATCGAAGGATTCATCAGCAAATGCAACGAAGGTATTGGTAGCGTTTGGTATTGCAACCGTTGTATTCATATAAGCCGAAGCTCCGACAAAAGTTGAGCCACTTGCAGGAGTAGCCCATTTAACCTTATATGGGCTTACTGTTGTATCTGCCGTAAGTACTTGTGCCGTTGTACCAATGGGTAAATTATCATAAGTGCCTGACCCTGTACCGACGACTATGTCACCCGCTGCGGTAATGGTCGTAGCCATATCGTTAGTAATAGTTACGGTGCCGCTTGTGCCACCGCCTGTAATACCTACGCCAGCGGTAACTCCCTCGATATCTCCCGTAGCTCCTGAGGCTGCCCACGCAGATCCCGTGTAATACCATAACGAATTGTTATCTTTTGTGTATGCAAATTGTCCCTCTTGAGGCGAGGTAATAGCTGAGTTACGAGCTGCCTCGCTTGCAAAAACTAGGACTCCCTGCATGAGGTAGCCGTTTACATCGCCGGCGGTTAATACCTCACCGGTTGTAAAGGTCTTAAACCCTAGACCAGCTGCCATCTTATGCTCCTTAGTATGCTAACACGGAGGTATCGAGCACTCCATATAGTGATGAGTCTAATATAAAGCCGTCGATAATCGGCTCTAACGTATTTAGTGTCGTTTTCCAGCTATTAGGCGTAACACGGTGTACTACGCCGAAAACTTGTAAGGTCTGTTGCAGGGTTGAATTACCGGGTTGATTAGTTGTAATTTCTACAGGGTCAAAAAAATCCAAATCAAGAGCGGCGATAATGCCATCGTTATAGTTATCCGTGTAAAGGTCTAGCTCTATAGCATCGCAGCGGGTCTGCGTATCTTTACGGCTTGCCACGTACGCCCGTGCATAATCTAGGGCCGCTTGGTCCGTGTCCATTACTAAATTTTGCTGGTTATACGAGTGCACAAAATACTCCTCGATAGAGGCATCATCTTGCGCAAGCTGAGCCGTGCCGCCTATCTTTGTAATAGAGGCCGAGTTATATACTTGCGTATCGTCTAAACGCCAGACGGCGTTAAAATATGTAATTTCGCTGCCATCGTCATTAAATACAACAGGCGGCAAAGCCTGAGAGTCAATACAAAAAGCCCTATCGCGCAGCTCTACCGATCCTCGGGCGTTTATGTATATAGCGCCGTACTCGGAGATAGTGGCCGTTTGTAGAGCTTGTAGCGCCGTGCGAGCCGTACCAGGGTCGGCTTGGAATATCGTGTCTCCGTATTGGATTTCTCGCATGGATGGAGGCCAGGCAATTTCATCAAGGATAGCGTTTACTCGCTCGCCTGGTAAGTCACCAGCTGAGGCTAAAGTAATCGTAGAGACTTGGCTATTTTGGAAAAGTCTAAAAGCATCGACGGCGGTTATAGTTGTATAAACTACATCGGTCGCCATCTTAGGCGTAGTAGTTGTATAGCTAGTAATAAAGCCGCTAAACATAGGGTACTCGATACCTGCATAAGTGCCGCTTATTTGTACTTTACGTAAAGGCGTAAGTAATCCATAGTAAGGCCCTGCGGCATTTTGAGGGTTAAAATCTCCATTTTGGTCCACGATACGCAGGGTTAAAGTACCTGTTTGGAAAACGTCGGCTTGAGCATTACGGCCTCTAGTAGTTGTAACACCATCGACTACGTTAGATACGTCCACGATAAGAGAGGCTGCATCGGCTAAAACGTTTGTACCTAAAATTCCACTATCTAAAATCATAGCCTGAGCAAAAGCCGGGCCCGTAGAAAAATTGATAACCGCGTTTATTGTAGGGACCGTCATAGTACGCCCGCCGTTGTAAGCGGATCTCCACCGCGGTTAAGGCGCTGAATAGTATCCTGTACTAAAGTCGCAAATTCGTCGGGCTGAGCTATGACTCCGCTACTAATATTTATATTGTAAGTCTGCGGATATCCTGCGCCGTAATTCATAGTAGGGCTATAGCCGCCTAAATCCTCTTTTTGGCTAGAGGTGAGGCTATTGTAAAATTCTGTAGCGCTTATATCTTGGCCTAGTACTGAGGTCGCCGCAGCCGTGGCCGTTACCGTATCTAATATAGTTTTAGTTGAGATTACGGGACCTGTAACAAAATTAGTGCCACCGATATTAGTCAGCCCGCTAGAGCCTCCTGCTCCTACCTTGCTAAGTAAATTTAGATATTCTTGTAAGGCTTTAAGGCGTGCCGCATCGGCTTCGGCTTGAGCCTTGGCTATGCGATCTATCATGCTTAGCTCGGCAGACTCGCGTAGCTTTGCAAGGGTAAGGGATGCGTTTGTAGTATTGCTAAGAGAAGCTAAACGAGCTATCTCGGTTAGTTGTATCTGTACGCGCTCGCTATAGCTCTCTTTAGCTGCTAACTCGCCCGCCTTAGTTATAGCCTCGTTATACTTACCAAAAGCAATTTGACGAGCTGCCTCTTTATCGCTTTCTGCCATCTTGCTATCGTTAATAATCTTAAGCTCTGCTAATAGCTGAGTGTTGAGCGCTGAAAGAGTTGCCTCGCTAATTTGAGTAACTCCAGCTAGTTTGGCCATGTCGGCGTTTTTCTGAAACGCTGCAAGCTCGCCTATTTTCTGTAGGGCTAAAGTCCCGTTTTCATCCTCAATGGCCATAAGCGCCTCAAGGCGTAAGCGTGTCTCTTTGTCGTAGGTAGCCTGTAGTGCAGCAGCTATAGAGATACGGTTAGAGTCAAATACGGCAGCAGCTTTAGATAACGACAGTTTATTTTTCTCAGCTATGGCGCTTTTCTTTTGTAGAGCTAGTAACTCTTTTTGGCGTTTAGCCGCTGCGGCCTCAGCCTTAGCTCGAGCCTTAGCGTTAGCCGTCTCCTCTATGGATCTATATCTATCGGCTGCGGCTCCGCCATACTGACGGTCTCTTACTACGCCCATAAACGCCGTACCGCTTAATTTGTAGCCTAGTTTGGTAATAGCCATACCAAAATCGCCACCTACTTTAGCTAAAAATACAAAAGGCGCAGCTAATTGCCCTGCTAATTCTATGACCGAGGCTAAAGAGTCTGCGAGGTTATCTACGCTATCTGTTAAATCATCCATAGTCGTATCGCCGGCTAATTTCATAAACGAGTCAATTAATGCCCCGCCGATAGTTTCTTGAGCGTTATCGGCTGCCTCTTGTAATACTCGCATCTTTCCCGCATATGTGCCTAACTCGGCCGCCGCTGCGCCTGCAAAGGTAGCGGTCAATTTTGCTACTGCATCCTCAAAACCTAAAGTCTTTAACTCTGATTGTGCTAAACCTAAATTATATTTTCTTAGGCCTTTAGTGTTGCCTACAAAAACCGCGGCCAAATCTTGATTTACAGTAAGTAAATCCTGGCCCGAGCCTGCCGCTATGTCGAGAGATAGGTTAAGTAAATCTTGTGATTTAGTAGTAGACCCTGTTGCCGTAATTAGCCCTTGAAAAGCCTCGCGTAATACCTCGCCCTCATAACCAAACTTGGCGGAGATAGAGTCTAAATTTCTTTCTATCTTGTC